ATCCCCCTTTCTCAGTTTTGGCTGGAGTCCCAACCGTTACTAATAAATCGGCTAAGGGGGTTAGACTGGTGCGCCCAGAAGGAGTCGAACCTTCAATCTACTGATTAAGAGTCAGTTGCTTTATCCAATTGAGCCATGGGCGCACACTTCAGACGTTCCCCGTCTTCTGGCCACCCGTCATCTTGGGAGCGGACTGCCCTGACGGCTTAGGCGCTTTGGCCCCAATACCCATCTCATGTTCCTGCTTGAGCATTTCCATAAGCTGTTTCGGGTTGAGTTCCAAAACGCTCCACAGATATTGCAGGGGCAGTAGGCCCTTTGCGGCCATATTGATGGCGGTCTGTTTTTCACGGTCACGGCTAGATCCTAACAGCGATCCCGGCGTAATCATCATCGAGAAGTTCTTCCAGTGATCTTCGCGGGTTACGTGGTCAGGAATGAGATTTGGCCCTTCGTAGTTGAAGTCCTCCAGGCTGATCCCGTCTTTCCCTAAGAGTCGCAACCGCATGGGCAACTCGAAGTATTGGAAAACGTTGGACATAGCCTGTACGCCCACATCACGCAGGAACAATTCCCCGTAACGGGATTCCAATTGAGTTGGGGTGTTCAACATTTCCCGCATCTGTTCGATGGTGTCGCCGCCTGGAACTTGCTTTTTCTTCCCAAGTGCCCCTGGATCGACAATCCCGGCAAGGCGGTCAAACTCCATCGACAGGTATTGGTGGGCCTGCATCACCCACGCGGGGATCTCTGGGGGAGCTATGTACCTCACGTCCGTCTGCGGGTTGCTGTTTGGCAGCATGTAGAGCCTCGCCCCTGGCATGTCGGGGTAGAACTCCCGCCACGTTGCCTGGGGCACAGCACCCGCCTTGGTGACAACCGTAGGATTGAGAGCCCGCCGCACCATATCCAGGATGCCAGCGATGATCTCATTCATCCCCTCGTTAAGAGGTATCAGGTCTCGATACTTTGACAGCCCCCAGAAGGACCACGGGACTGGATTGAGTCGCAGCGTAGCGAAGGGGAACAGCCCATGCCAGAACGGGGCAGGCCCATCGTACATCAGCCTACGGCCCGCAAACACCAGGAGCCGTTTACGTGGATACAGACGCTCTCCGGGGTTGACCCAGTACCACCAGTTGTAAAGGTTAAGCGGCAGATAGGGGTGCCGCATCAAGACCTTATTCTTGGATTCGTTCACCTGCGGGTCATCGACGTAGTACTCTTGCATTTCCAATGATTTGAAAACGCTGGTGCCAATATCCCCCGATCCTATGCGAATCCCAACAGAGCGCCGCATTGCTGGCGATAAGCGCTCCCAAGTGTACTCTGGATATTCTTTAGGCCGCGCGAACTGCGCCGCTCCGCCCGCGCCCTGTTCTACGTCGGACAGTTCTTTTTCAATTCCAGCGCAGCCGTAAGGAAACTTGTTCCTGAAATATGACAGGGCTTTCCACGTCTTGTAGAGAATGGCTGTGGAATTCTGTAAATGGAATCCAGGCTGGATCGGGAATACAGAATCCGGCCCACAGGAAATAGCCTGCATCATCCCTGGAGACGCCGCGCCAATCTTCCAGAACCCTGTCCCGTTCAATTTGGTGATGTCGTTGACGCGGATGAATTCAGCATCCATGTCTCTTGTCAGCCACTCTGAGCGGATGACCTTAGAAACGATGTCTGCATCCCCTTTGTAGGCGTCAATTTTGGTAGAGATGTCTATCGTAGGACGGGTTTGGGTAAGGAGGGAAAGGTCGGTAATGCGAGAATTGTTGAGGCGATTGTCGAAAACCTTTGACTTGTACTTCGCTCTGCGGCGATCCCAATACTCACCGCCTAGCGCCCGCATGTACCTAGCAGCAGCTTCCTTTTCTGGGTTCAGGTCTGCTGTTTTGTAGGCTTCCTCTTTTGCGGATTCGCGCCAATGCTCTAACCCTGACAGGTACTTCTGCCTGTCCTCGCCCTGATTCCCGGTGGCATAATGCGCGTTCTCACCCTCTGAGTCAGAGCCGTAATGTGGGCCAACTGGTAAAAAGTCCATGTTTGTGCGTGTCTGGATACAGACAAACGCTCTCGTTACTTTGAATCGAGGCCCTAGTCCGCAACCTCCACAGACCGCTCAACCACAGTAATGGGAGCCGGTGCCTCTGGCGGTAGGGGCTTCGCTTTCTGCTCTGCAATAAAATCCTCGTTGACACTGGCCCAGCACCCCGGCATTCCTTGGCAGCTTGCCCCCTTAGCCGAATACTCCGCGTGCGGCGGCATGTCGCTCGGCATTGTCAGTCCTTCGGCCTTGCAATACTCCCTCTGCTCTTGGACTGTGCGGATGCGGACGGGCTCAGGGGAGCCATCCACCATACGGCTACTTCTGACCCGATAGGCGACGTGCCCGCCGTCCTCTGTGGGGTTCTGGGTTACGCATCCCGGCTGGTTGTACTTGTCGAGAGTGCCCAACCAGATGGCGTGGGAGATTGAAGGTATAAGCTGCGTCGGATTGCCACACTCCACACAGTTGGGCATCGTAGCGCCAATCTTCGTAAAGTAGGCTTCCCAGACTTGCCCCTGCAAGTAGCATCCTTCGTGAGCGCAGGCGAACTCGTAGATGGGCATTAGCCCGCCACCTCTACAGGGGCCTCAAGCGCCTTCGCCCGATCCACGGCCTTCCGTGCTTCCGTAACAAGTTGCTGGATACCCTTCTCAACCTCCGCGCCGGTTGGGCGATCTTTCCCCGTCAGCCCCTTCAGAATCTCAGGATGCGGGAAATACACCGGAGGCTGATACGCCGGGTCAAGCGAATAGGCCCAATTGTTCTCCATGCCGATGGAGAACATATCGTCGATAAGCTCCTCTGGCGTGCGGCCCATCTCGGCAGCGCGATCTTTAAGCGGCTGTACCCAAGTTGGGTCCAGCGTCAAGAGAAACGTGTGGGAGCCGTCCTGGATATTGCGGCTTGCCCCAACGGCATTCACAACGTCGCTGCCGTTGCTGACTGGCTTTTCGACAGTTTCCTCAATCTTCTTGACCTGATCGGGCGACAGCATGACGCCGCCGTTAGCATAATTCTCAAACCAAAGCCGTGCTCTGGTAGCCAGCCAATCGGTGAAGGGGACATCTTTCAGGGAGTCCTGGAATTGCTTCGCAGTTTCCTCCCGAAGTACGAGCGTCAAGGGAATATGGATAGACGGCTGGACGGGCATGGTTGACCTTTCTACGAAACAATACCGGGGGCCTAAGCCCCCGGCTTGCACTCTTGCAAGAGTTACTGGCTGACGGGCGTGCCGAGCGTAATGGTCACGCCGGTATCGGCACCAGCGACCACATCAATCAGGTCGGTGGCAACGATGGCCGCTGCGCCAGTGGCAGCCGGAGTGATCGTCACCGTGAACGTAACGCCGAGTGCGAGCGTCGAGCTAGCCACCAGGAAGCCGGAGGCCACGCTGCCAGCTACAGGAGTCGCGTCGGGCACGACGGCCAAAGAGGCGGGCATGGACGAAATGGCAGTCACCACATCGCCGGGCTGGAGGGTTGTCGGGTTGTTGTCTACGTCGGTGACAGCCACCGCATACGAGACCTTCTGTGCATCTTGAAGTTGGAAATTAGCCATGTGAACTCCTATAGGATTCTATTTCTGTGGTTGCGGTTTCCCGAGAGTGATTTGCAACTTCACTGGCGGTCCTGGTATGTAGAAAACGGCCTTCTCGATGACTGCGAGACTGTCCGTGATCTGAGCCAGCGTAAGAACTTGAGCCTCGCCTTGCTGCTGGACGAGGGATCGCACGGCAGCAATCTGAGCCGAAAGCCCCGACTGCACTACTTTGACCTGTGAGGCCAAATTGGCTTGGTTCGTTAGCACATTTCGCAGTAGGGCGATGATCTGGTGAACCAAGTTTAGAATTGTCATCATACGATTTTCTCAAGGAGACCGTCGCCTTTAGGCGACGGAGGATGTCAAGAGAAGCAGCATGGTCTACCCTCCGTGGATTGGCGCTCCAAACAGTTTCCAGCCAATCATGAAGAACAACACGAACTGTAGCAGGTAAAACCCCGCCCACTTCATTGGGTACGGCTGATTCGGCACGTACTGATTCCAGCAGCCGAAGATCAACCAGAAAAGCATCAAGATCCAAAACGCCAGACTTATTCCCATAGTAGACTTATCCTTTCGTTACGGAGACGGTATCGTCTTTACTGAGTTTGAGCAGGGGCTCGGGTGGCGGTTTGACCGCCATTCGATAGAATCCTTCCTGCATCCCCACTTGCGCGGCAGAGTGCAGGATTACGGAAAAGATAGCCGTCGCGGCTGGGATCTGAATGATGAGCGTGCCGCCCGATGTCCAGCTTCCCGTCATGTTGATCTGAAAACCAACCGAAGTTAGGAATGCGATTACGATGGCCAACGTTCGGTTGATGGTGTCCGTTCTCGCCGTGAGCCAGGGGAACCACGGCGATCCCTTGAGCCACTGTAACAGGTAGACCAGGATGATACTAATGCCCGCTTGGCTGCCGAGTTCAGTTGAGAGCATGACTCCTTCTTTATGCGGACACCGTAGCCAGATCGTCCGTCAATGCGGCGATGTCGAACCCAGCCGGGCATTGCCCGTTGTCGGCGAGCCAGTCTTGCGAGATGACCACATAAGCCTCGTCGCAATAGGCCTTCATGAATGTGGCGTCGGTTGCCATCAATCCGCCCCACGTAACTGTCTGGTAGAGGTCTAGGTTTGGGTCCAGTGTGGCGTCTGCCTGACCGACGCAGTGCCCGCCCCAACTACCGGGTTCCCAATCTCCGCTCAGGTCGGATGGGATATTACCCCAGAAGTTAGAATTCTGCATGGCGACAGGAAGGTTTACGCCATCGAAGGTCGAACCGAAGAGCCAAAGGGCCGCGTTGATTTCGTCGGGATCGGCTAAGTTGATCTGCGCGAATGCACCAATCTTATGCACAACGCCGCCGATGGTGATGCCCGTGTTGCGCCAGTAGTTCAACGCGGTCAACATATCGCATCCGTTGTCGGTTGATGGATCGCCGGGAACATAGCCGCCGATGGCTGAGTACAGCGAAATCACTTCGGCATCGCTCGGCACCGGCATAGGATGGCCCGCATTGGCGGCGTGCTGCATAACAGTGTGGAACATTTCCGCAGGGACGCAGCATCCTAGCGTGTCGTTAAGCAGCATCCGATACCCACCAACCCGAAGTACTGCTGTGCTATACCGGACGCTCTGCGGCGTGGGCGGCAGCTTCCCTATGGTTAGGTACTTGGTGAGCTTCAGATTGCGATCATCAGGCGGACTCGGGTTCCGACCGAGCTTCCATGTAAATTCTGGCATGTTCACCAACCTTTCCCAATCATCAGCGTGGCGATCACTTGGTAGTTGGAGTTGTTGTTCACGCTGCTTTTGACGAACCGCACCGGGAGCGCGATTACCCAGCCCCGCGGTAGGCGAACGACGGGCATCTCGCCGCCGCTCCAGGTCCAGCCCGTGTTTGCGCCCGCCCAGCTTACCCCGGCGCCAGTGACCGTGTACAGGTCCAGCCACCCGGCTGTGAACAGCTTCTGGGCTAGACCTGGCGCAAAGTTAGTGGCGACGTTGCCCGGCTTGGTCGAGGCCGGGATCACGTCCAGGCTGGAGAAGAACCAAGAGTTCCCGGCGACGACATGCGCGTAGACCGCCGTTCCCGCCAGTGCAGAGGCTGAGGTATGGTTGTACGACACCCCCGCCGCAGCGAAGTTGTCTTGAGGAAGGGCTAGCGGGGCTAGCCCCAACGCAAGCAACACTAGGAATACCGCGCGCATAGCCTACTTCTTGAGGTTGTCGATGGCGATTTGAAGATTCAGCGCCCTGGTCTTGACGTCGGTAAGGTGGTGCCGCGCTATCTGGTGAGCCCAGCCGGTGGCGGGGAAGGACACCGCAGTCCCGCGATAGGCAGGCTGGAACGCCCCTGCCGTCGCTGGCGGATTGATTTCGTTTAAGAAAGCGTTGATCGCATTTATCACAGGGACGGCATACACTTGGGCCGCAGGAGGCAGAACTTTGAGCGCTTGAAGGGAATTAGCGAAGTACGCGGTGATCTTCAGCGCCTTGATCGCGTTTGTGTCCGAAGACGCTATCTCTGCGGCGGTCTGGGTGTAAGCAGCGGGAACGTCAGCAATCGCACCCTCAAGCGGGCCTGCGATGTCGGCGGGGATCGTGTTGTTTGCGGCCAATGCCGCCACCAGCAACTCCGTAGCCGCTACGCTACCCTCCAGGGTGGTTAGGATCTGGGAACCAGTGCAGCCGGTTTGGGTGAGCATGGCAGCCGCCGCGAGTACGGCCAGAAACGGTTTCAGTTTCATTGGGGGACTCCTATTAGGATTTTTCCGCAAAACTAATTGCAGTTCCCGGCACGATAGGGGCGGTCAGGGCAGGCTCATTGAGCACCGTGGAGACGACCGTCACCACCTGCCCACTCCTGATGACCGACGCCACGACTACGTTGGCGTCCGGGTTGATACCCTCGCCGGAAACCTTCATGCCCGGTTTCAGGTTTGCGTAGAGGGCAGGTTCCGTGCGGAAGCACAGGCGCGATCCCGTAACACCATCGCCGATTGCCGCATAAGATGCACCATCCGTGACATCAACGGGGGTGTTTTGCGGAAGGTCGGCGGCTAAAGGAACGGATAGTGTAATCCCAGTCGGCGTGATGGAAGCAATCGTGGCACCTGCGGAGATAGCGTTCCAGTATTGGCAAAGGACCGATTGGCCGACCGCCAGATTCACAATCCCTGCCGGGAATGCGGCCATGTTGAAAACGGTCGTTCCGGCTGGAATCCAGCCCGGCCAGCCGAGAGTAAGCGCATTGCTTCCCGCCGGGGCATCAACGACCGTCAGCAGTTCCAAGAGGAAAGACGCCGGGACGGGGGTGGTCGCGGCCCATGTGGACCGCGTGATTGTTTTCGTTGCCGGGGCAGGAGCCGGGGGCGGGAGCGGGGTGGCCCCAGGGGCGGGCTGGCCGATAAAACCTTGCATCGGATCTGTTGGTGTGGACATTTTTACTCCTTACTTTCTTACGATTGCATTCCTAGTTGCTTCCTCAGGCCGGACTCGATCTCTCCAGCCGGTCCATGGACTACGTTGACCGTGAGTATCGAGGGCTCCGCCCACTCGGCATTGACTTCAATAGTCACGAACATCACCCTTGTCTTGATATTCCAGGCGGCTGGCCCCGTCTCCGTGACGGTCCTGCCGCTCGCCGTGAGTTGAGCGAGTAGATTATCTACCTGTGCCCGAGTTACCGGAGCGATGTCAAACGACGGGTTGTTCATAGTGCTTCCTAACAGCGAATCCGTCTACACTACCTCGCCGTAGATAACCTGACCATTGTAAACAAACTTAAAACTTTGTCCGAACCCCAAACTAGCAGCGGCCATCTGCACAGTATAGGTATAGGGATCGGTAGCGTGTTGCGGCCCGTAAGTCCCGTCGCTGTTTGGGGCTGGTATGGCATAGGTGTTGGCGGGGCTTGTCCCCCAGATCGTTGGAACACCAATGGGGCCTGGAGTAAATATGATCGGCGTGCCAGTCGTGATGGTCGTGGCTAGCGTTGTGTCAAGCTGGAGAAAGGTTGATTGGATTGCGGTGACATGCGTGTTGCCTGGGATACCATCAGCATTGGCCCAAACGCCAGTATAAAGCCCAGCGGTTGAAGGGAAATACAGGACATAGGTACCGGCAGCGCTACCCGCATCGGTAGTCAACGTCCTCTGGCTTGGCATCTGGCTGTGAATCGCACAGATCCCCTTGCCTTGATATACGATGTCCGTCCCACCAGTGTCCTGGCGGTAATTCAAAGTCGAAGTGTATGTCGTCGCTGTATTGCAGGAGGACACGGGATTTTTCTCCTTCCCTATTCCTTTTAGGGGGTCGGGCTATGCCAGCGCCGTCTTACGCCCCTACGATACTATGAAATCGTATTTTCGTCCACCTAGAAAACTTCCATGTCGTTCGGATTATTCCACTCCTGCGATGGGTCCCAATACTGGTTCGCTTCGTCGATAAGATCATCTTCTCCTTGTTGCGACACCGGCGTGCCACTATTATTGTTCCGCGTAATCTCAAGCCTACGGCTCCCACATACCGCACACCGCATCCCTCCAGACTGGACTACTTTGTGATTGGGGTCCATCTGCGGCTGAAACTCTGTCGGGTCTATGTTCTTATCCTCGACTGTGTTGGCCCACCATTCGTTCTGACAGTTCTGGCACTTTATCACATAGACGGCATCTTCTTTTGCCAACTTCGCCTTCGGCGCGATCATCCCCAGGCTGTCGTTCCAATCTCCTTCGTGGGCGGTATAAAGGGCAATCATCGCCGCCATATTCTCGTCATCAAACTCATCTTGGTCGCCACCAGCGCTGTAGGAATCTTCTTCGTTCTTAACGAAGTTTTTCATTTCTTCCGCCAGATTGCGAGATCGGACAAAGAACAATTCCTGCTGTAGCCACCGCTTGAACGTCTGCCATAACCGGGGACGGGAAGACATATTTGTCCACCATCCTAGTTTGTTCGACATGATGTTCATCGAATCCAGGTGCTTCCAGCGGTATAGATTGGGATACCCCAACTGGTAGCGCAGCGTGCCTAAGCAAATGTCATATCGGTTGCATTCGACAGACATCAGTCCGCTGTTGTAAAGCAAACCAAGATGGTTCAGTTTATAGGCAAACCCAATAGGATCAATCGTGTTTGCCCTCCACGTTGCTACCTGATAATCTCCGCCGCCTGTCGTGCTAAACCGGATAGCGACCCCTACGCTGTAGGCCGACTTGCCGCCCAACCCCTCCGAGAGATCAGCACCTATGCAGTATTCAGCCTCCGGCATGGGCCACTCCCAGATCTTCAGCGGAGTATCGTCGTAAGTGTGATCGAGGTTGCAATCCTCCTGGTAGCAGGAATAAAACCCAGCTTCGTTCTTTGGATTGGTAGTATTACATCCGTGGAATCTTCCAGCCAGATCGAAGTCTCCCTCTGCTATCGGGTTCCGCACGTTTATATTGGCGAAGTCCTGCGCCTTCTGCCCGAATATCTGATAACCCTGCAACTGGAATGCCTCTTCGCCTGTGCTGGCCATTTCCTGTTTCAGTAACTTAGAACTCTCTTCGTCTCTGTCCGAATTCTTTCTACGATGCTCATACCATGCCAGTTGCTCGTCGGCCAACACGTATGGGTTAAGTATCCCAATCTCGCAGGTTGGGCAAATTAAACCAGATCTGTCTACCTTTTGAACGTAGCGGTAGTGATACTGTAAACATTCACTTCGCTGGCAGCGAAGCCACTCCGACTCTACTTTCTCCCTCATTCTAAACTCCGGCGTCTCAACCCTCCAGTTGACAGGCACCGGGCGGACTCTAGTTGCCTCAAAAAAGAACGGAAGGAATAGTGGATACCACTCAGCCTCATCGCTCCCCAGCAATTCCATACAGCGCTTCCAGAGTTTATGCCCGTAACGGTTGGCCCCCTTAGCCGTTGATTCCAAAATAGCAAAGGTGTTCTCGTCTTCCACAAGAGCATTCACCATGTCTTCATCAATAATCCCGCGAGCTACGTCCTCCGCATATTCCGTAAACTCAGAAACGTGTACGGCGCTTAACCTTATTCCCTGCCCGACGCCAGAAGAATTTGCTCCTCTGACGAACACCTTACTGTTTAATCCAGGATCAATGCTCCTTAAGTCTGGCTTGGGATTGTCGAAGTATAGAAGCTCGTCGGCCTTCCTCTGGGCGCACATCGGCTTCATCCACCAGGGCATATTATCGTAAATGAAGCACATGATGGGGAACAGAACATCCGAAGTATGGGCCTTGTCGTAAGAGACTACGAGGGCATTTATGTTTGTAAAGAACATCGTGCGCCAAGCTATAAGCGCCTCTATTAGTGTCGAGCACCCTAACTGCCGGGCTTTTATGATTATAATCTTTTGTGGCTGTTTCTTAGCCTTCATTTCAAGAACTTTTTCCAATATAAGTTCCTGGGCCGGTAACAGCGTAAGTAATTGATTTCTTAGCTTTTTGGTAGTGATCCAGAAGTAGTTTCTGGCCGCATACACGAAGTCGTTCCGGCAGTGTTCGAGTTCGCGGAGGATGACCCTGACCTCGGATGGGGTGAGGTTATCGGGTTGATTGAATTTATCTTCTTGATTCAGGTGCTCGATAAGCTGAGCAACCTCAAGGTCTTGGTGCCAACGGGAGTCGGCCATACACACGCCCTTACTCTGGGGTTACGTCGATCACGTTGGCACCAAGACC